CCTGCGTGCCGAGCTGGACCAGTGCCGCCGCAGGCTCTACCAACAGCAGCACGAGCTGCAGCAGTTGCGTGAGGCCGCGTGATGGACGCCCCGCAACTGCTCAACCAGGCGCAGACCCAGGGCTACCTGGCCACGGGTGAGCGCCCCCAGTGCAGCAACTGCTGGGTGTGCAAGCCCAAGGCCTACGGCCGCATGGCGGGCGGCACGCCGATTGACGGCTGCAAGCACGGCAAGTTCCCGGTGGCGCTGGATGGCTGGTGCCCGCTGTGGTTCCCAACCGATGGCTGGATCAGGGCTCACCCGCGCGTGGCGGCGAAGTTGGGCATGAACCTGGTCATGGATTCAACCGTTTCAACGATGAGGACAGAGTGATGAGCGACAACGAGCAAACCCAACCCCCCGTGCCCAAGGGCTACTGGGCCGATGCCAAGGGCAGCCTGACGCCTGAGAGCCGCATTGCCGATGTGGACAAGGCCCGCGACAAGCTGGTCAAGCAGCTGTGCGCCAAGGCGAAGGAGCACAGCGGCATTTTGGCGGACATGAAGGCGCAGGCCTCGGCCGACATTGATGCGTTCATTGCGGCGTGCGCTGAGCAGTACGACGTGAAGCTGCGCGGTGCGGCTGGCAAGGGCAACTTGTCGCTGACGACCTATGACGGCAAGTTCAAGGTGCTGCGTGCGGTGTCTGACAACGTGGCCTTTGACGAGCGACTGCAGATTGCCAAGAACCTGATCGATGGGTGCATCCACGTGTGGGCCAAGGGTGCCAATAAAAACTTGCAGGCGATCGTGAACCAGGCCTTTGACACGGACAAGGAAGGCAAAGTGAACGTGGGCCGCGTGCTGGCCTTGCGCCGCCTGAAGATCGACGACGAGAACTGGGGAAAGGCGATGACGCTGATTGCGGACGCGATGAAGGTGGTGTCGAGCAAGAGCTACCTGCGGTTCTATGAGCGCGACGACGTGAGCGGGGAGTACTTGCCCATCCAGCTTGACATTGCGGGGGTGTGAGATGGCCCGCGCACTGAAGCCCCTGAAGACGATGGCGGCGCCCAGAGAGGTGCTGGTTGACATGAACTTGCGCGGCTCGTGGCGCTCGCTGGGTTGCTATGACCTGGACGACTGCGACATCGATGTTGTGCTGGATGCGGCCGAGGCGCTGGTGCTCAATCACAAGGGTGCGGCCGGCATTGGCAAGCTGCGCATCACGACAGCCTGCGGGCTGAAGTTGCCCCTGATGTATTGGAGCGAAGCCACGGGCTGGGAGGACTCGCGCCATGTTGCTCGGTGACCGGCCTGTGTTGCCACTCAAGCCCTACCAGTGCCCCATCTGCCTGAGCGGCCGTGTGGCGGCTGATGAGACGGCCTGCCATGCGTGCCAGGACGTGTTCAGGCTGGTGGATGAACAAACCCCTGACCTGGGCCGCAGCGCCCCACGTGTGGCCGTTGGCCCGATGGACGTGTGATGGAGGCCGCCGTGACCATGGAAGCGTTCTGGATTCGCTGGGCAGTGACGCTGCTGGCTGTGTTGGCCGCAGGCATTGGCTGTGTGTTGACCGATGACACGTTTACGCGCTTGGCCATGGTGGGCGGCGCCATTGGGGTGCATGTGGTGTTGCGCGACCTGGAGCGCCACCCCCGCAAAGAGTCTCCCTGATCGGGCTTGCCCGATTTTCCCCTGGTGCATTTGGCCAGGGGGTTTTTTCAAGCAGCTGGGTGGCTGTTTGAACAAACCAGAAGGAGAGTGGCCATGGCCATTGTTTACAGCACCAGCATGCGCAAGCTGCCTGCGCAAGTGCTGGCGCATTTGTCGAAGTTCAGAGCGGGCGAGGTGTTCACCAGCGTGGACCTGGCGCAAGCCTTGGGTGTTGAGCCGCACAACATTTTGTCGAGCATGCGGGTGGCTGTGCACCGGCGCATTGTCGACATCAGCGTCGTGGACCGCTTGAGCCGCATTGAGTTGTGCAGAGGCTTTGAGGTGCGCGCCAATGGGGCGTGGCTGGATGTGTTGGACGACGAGGACACCGATTGCGTGCCGTTGGAAGAAGTGGACTTTGAAGCACCCTTCGACCGGCGCTGGGTGCGGGCCGTAGATGTGCCGCCGCTGCCGATCACGGGGCCGATCAGTGTGTTTCACCTTTGGGGGCAGCCATGAACCAAAAGTTCAAGAGAGTCATTGGCCCGAAGGGTGTGGTGGTGCATGGGCGCAGGCTCGATTGCGCAGAGATGATCATGCGGGTCGGCGAGACCGTGACCTTGGAGCCGATGGACCCCCCGGTCTTTGGTGAGCTGCGGGCTTACTTCAAAGACGGAAAGCAAGCTATTGCCGTGATGGTTGAGATAGCTGATTGGCTGCCCAAAGAAAAGGGCAAAGCTGAGGTGGCGTGGCGCAAGCTGCAGCAGCAGCGGCGACAAAACACTGCGTATAGGGATGCGTTGAAGACGCAATACCCCATGTACCGCGTGAGCCAATGGATTGACACCAGCCCCGAGGCCATGGAGCTGGAGCAGGCGCGGATTGTTTACGGTGTGCAGACCAAGCGCGGAAAAGACTGCAAGTGGATGCACGTTGCCCAAGGCAACAAGGCCATGTTGTTTGACTCGGCAGACAAAGCCTCGGCTGCATGCGAGCAGCTGCGCCAGGCCGCTGCAGGGAGTACGCAATGAACCCCATTCAGCACAAGACCAGCAATGACGTGCTTGGTGCGCCACCGGGTATGTCGCGCGACCAGTGCAAGCCGCTGTATGTGACCCGCGTGTTTTATGACCAGCGCGGCTTGGGGGATCAGTCGATCCCGGGCGTGATCAGCTATTGGCAGCCCACGCCCGAGCAGCTGGCATTGCTCAACCAGGGCGCGCCCGTGTTCCTGTCGTGCCTGGGCGCAACCCACCCGCCTGTGTCGATCGGCGTCGAGGGCGACGGCCGGCTTTGAGCTAACCAGCAAAGGACTGACATGACCACATCAAGCAATGCCGAGCAGCTCAAGCGCAAAGAGATTGCCCTGATCCAGATGGGGCGCGCCTTCTTGGGCCAGGACGATGACACCTACCGGGCCATGCTGGCCGCCAAGTGCAGCGGCAAGACCAGCAGCACACAGCTGACCTGGCAAGAGCGCAAGGCCGTGATTGAGCACTACAAGGCCTGTGGCTTTGTGGTGAAGGCCAAGGCCGGTCGGCCCACCCTTGGGCGTGCTGAGAGCCAGATGGCCAAGTTGCGGGCCATGTGGCACAGCCTGGCTGAGGTGGGCGCGGTTGAGCAGCGCGCCGACCTGGTCGAGGTTGACCAGGCCATTGAGGCCTGGGCCAAGCACATGCTGCAGGGCAGCTACCCGGGGGCGCTGCGCTTTGCGAATGGGCACCAGATGACGCGGTTGATTGAGGCCATGAAGCGCTGGTGTGCCCGTGTGGGCGCGGCCGGCCAGGATGAGCAGGCCGACCCGCGCGACGTGAAAGCCTGAGCCATGCGCGCCGCCAAGCCAGACCTGACCGCCATCAACCCATTGAACTTGCCGCCCCAGCTGCGCAAGCTGATGCGTGTGCTGGGCGAGGCGGCGGCCTACAAGCTGGTGGAGCAGCGCGGCGGCTCGTATGTGATCGTGCCCAAGCGCTTTGTGGCTGAGCATGACTTGCATGAGGTCTTGGGCACGCAGGCGTTCATGGCGCTGATTGAGGCGTGTGGCAGCGAGACGCTGCAGCTGCCCAAGTACGACTCGGTGTTGCGCCAGGTACGCCACCAGCGCGTGATGGAGTTGCTGGGCAAGGGCTACCTGTTGCGCGAGGTGGCGCTGAAGGTGAACTACACGGTGCGCCAGGTGATCAACATCAAGCAGGCGCATGAGCCGCGTGATGACCAGCTGGGGCTGTGGGACTTGTTCCCACCTGGTGGGGTTGTGGAGGTGATTGAGGACGAGCCCGCCACCGAAGCGAAGCTGCCGACTGCGCACAACCCGTTCGGTTTGTGAACTCCGTCACACAAACCGATAGCCCCCAGATCGCTATAAACCAGCTATAAAAACGCCGATCGACCCCGTGCCTATACCAGCGGGGCTTGACGGCCTTTAGCGCGCCACAGGGCCTTTAAATGGCTCGGCCTGATTTGCCCTGTTCACAGCCCTTTGCGGCGCCCCGCCCAGCCTTGGGCTTGTGAACTGTTTCACCAAGACGTCGGGATGACGTCTGGGCAAAGTAGCGGCATGACGACCGCTGCGACACACCACCCCAAAACCGCCATTGCCTCGACCATTGCCGACTTCAAAGGTCTGGCTGATTGGATCGAGGTGTTCCGTGCTGGCACTCATGTTGACAGCAAGGGCGTTGAGCGTACGTTCAGCCAGGCTGACCTTGATCAGATGGCGGCCAACCAGGCCGTTGCCGCCGCACCTGCGGTGCTGGGCCACCCCAAACACAACGACCCCGCGTATGCCTGGACCGAGTCGGTCAAGCGCGAGGGTGATTCGCTGTTTGTGAAGTTCCGCGATATCAACCCCGACTTTGAGCGCGCGGTTGAGCAGAAGGCTTACACGAACCGCTCGTTGAGCGTGATGCAGGACAAGCTGCACGGCTGGCGCATTCGCCACGTGGGTTGGCTGGGCGCTGTGGCGCCTGCGCTGGATGGCCTCAAGCCGGTGGAGTTTGCAGACGCCGATGCGGACGTGATCGAGTTCATGGGTGATGACGACGCGGTGCGCTCGCTGATCTGGGCGACGCAGGGCGTGGCCAGCTTGTTCCGAGGCTTTCGGGAATACCTGATTGAGCAAAGCGGCGTGGAGGTGGCTGACCGGGTTGTGCCTGGTTGGCAGATCGACAGCCTGACATCAAGCGCGGAGCGCGCCACAGCGGCCATGGACGCTGACACAGATGACCAACCGGCCTACCAGGCCCCAACCCCCAACGGAGGCCAGATGGCAACCCAAGAAGAGCTGGACAAGATCAAGGCAGATGCCAAGGCTGAGGCCGAGGCGGCTGCTGCCGCAAAGTTTGCCGCGCAAGGCGCTGAGCTGGGCGAGCTGCGCCAGCAGCGCAAGGACGAGCGCATCGGCACGCAGATCAACGCCTGGAAGGCTGCTGGCCTTGTGACGCCAGCCGAAGAGCCTGGCCTGCGTGAGTTCATGGGCGTGCTGGAAGACGCGGCCGTGGAGCTGACCTTCTCGGCCGGTGAGGGCCAGGGTGCCACCGAAGTGAAGAAGGCGCCCAAGGACTGGTTTGCCCACTTCATGGCCACGCGCAAGCCGCTGGTGCGCCTGGGCAAAGACGGCCGCATGGATGAGGTCGTTGACGACCAGACCAGCGATGACCCAGTTGTTGTGGCTGCCAAGGCGCAGAACTACATGGCTGAGCAGGCGAAGGCGGGCATCACGGTGTCGCTGCCCGAGGCGGTGGCGATGTTCAGCAAGAAGACCACGGCCTGACGCCTGCCTCAACGCCGCATTCAGCCCCCCCGCATTCAACCCACCTTCAAACCGGCTTCATAGACCTTTTCAGGAGCCTTTCATGGCCAGTCAAGACCTTCTTCGCAGCTTTGTTGCCGACGCGGCCATCGTGGCCTTCAGCCTGGTGAAGCTGGGCAGCGATGCCAAGCACGTGGTGACCGCAGCCGGCCCCACCGACAACGTGATCGGCATCTATTCGAACCCGGTGGACTGCGCGGCCAATGACCGCGTGGACATCACCTTGTCGGGCAT